ACGTCCATAATGTGAGCCGTTTTACGTGGGTCTGTGTATTGGTTCATTACATACATTCCTGTAGCCGCTGCAATTCCGCCATCGTTCATTAATCTAGGAACCGCTCCAAATGCTAATTTAAACTTAGTTTGTTGTGGTAACCAAATCACATTCCCAGGCGTAATATATGGAGTTGAAACTCCGCTCTCGTTATCGTAAAATTCTGGGTAAGTCCAAAGGTCAAAATTATAAGACCCAGCCGCATATCTACCCATATAAGTCGCTCCAATTGAATCTCTTTGCGGAGAAACAATATTGTCTAAATGGAAATTACGCACCCACGCTCTAGTCTGAACTAGTGTATTATTGATAAACGCAGCAAATGCAGTGTCTGACATAATACAGTTAATAGTCGCTCCTTGCACCTTACCTACTTGGCGTAAGAAATTTCCCGCTGCGATAAATGTTACCGCTGGGTCGTTTGCGTTATTTGTCCAAACTGGGGCAGAAACCAAAGAACCCGCTCTACGTTTGAAATCAATATTTGAACCAGCGTTCAATTGAACGATACCAGTTTGTAAAACTTGAGCGCACTGTAATTCGTATGCACGTTCGATTTTATCGCGAACCATTTGCACTTGGTCAGCAACTTGCTCTGTAAAATCGCGAAACATACCAGCGTCGATTTCTGTTGTATTCCACAAACGATTATATAAATCGAGTTGCGTCATATCAAAAAATTCATTATAGTATGGCGGTTCGAAAATTTTCTCAGTAGATTTACTGATAGAGTTTCTGTTTCCGTCTGCTCCACGTATTACGTCAACGGCAATTTTCTCAGTGCCGCGTTGTACCTCAATTGAAACTAATAGAGAGTTAGTTACTTTAGAGGGGAAAAATGAGCGGAGAAATGAGGTCGTTTGTGGACGCTCTTTATAAACGTCTACCAAAAATTTGGTAAATAGACCTTGCGCTTCGCGGGTTGTTATTGTAGCCATTTTTTAAATTGTTAAAATGTTTTTTTAAAATTAATTATAGTGCGTTATCTGGGTTGTCAAACGTTGTAAGTTCTTGAGAACCTTGTACTAGTTTTACACCAACTGTATCTGAACCAATACGGTCAAATAATCTACGTCCGCTAATTACACTGTTCATTGTAGTGCCAGATTTTAACACTACTTTGTCTTCTACCACATCTCCCTCAACGCATAGCGTTAATTGTTGCGTGGCTCCAGCCTCAACTGTTTGTCCTTGGAATAAAATTCCAATTGGAAACTGTGAGCCGTCAGATGCCGCAGCGTCTAAAACAGCTAGTAACCCAGTTGCTGAAATTCTACCCATTAACGTTCCCGTCGCTAGGTCAATATCGGCATAAGTTCCGTTATTGAAATTAAATGTCGCCGTGCGGTTGTTCCAAACGAAAATTTTGGAGGTGTCTTGATTTATAAATAATTGATTTGACATAGTCGTCGTTTTTAAATTGTTTTAAATTAGTTTAACCTACGTTAATTTCGTTGTATTTATCAGTTTTATTAGATAAACCCTCTGCCGCCTCAGCTAAAAATGCAACTTTTTTATCTTCTACCTCTGTTATTGGAGACTCTGGAGCCGCTGCAACTGGTGTTACAACCGATGGCAAAGTACCTAGAGTTTTAGCTTGTATAGCTTTTAATGAAAATTGCGACATTTGTGTGGCGCTCATTGCTTTACCAGATTCAATTCCCTCTTTAACCGCTACTGGGTCAATTTCGGAAAAAGCCATAAACGAACCAACTCGGTCACGTTCTGCCTCAACGGCTTCTAGTTGAACTTGCGCGAATAATTCTGGATGCGCGGCTTTAAATTCTGCTACTGTTTTCATTTTTATGGGTTCTAAAGTTTTTATTTCTGATTCAAGTACCGCTGTAATTTCAGTCGGCAATTCTGATGTAAATTTATATTTATCCGCTAACGCCTTAACTTTTTTAGCTTCGGTTACGGATAGCTTATTTATTTTTGAAACTAATCCTAGTTCTTTTGCTTGTTTAGCTGTTAGCATACAATCTATACGCGTTTCTGGGTTAAACATATCGCTGTAAGATTTTCCCGTAACTTGTTTAAATAATGCATTTGGAATTTTCTCCTCCATTTTCTTACGAAAATTTGCATTGATAGAATTTAAATAAGCCTTATCCTCATCAGTTGACACGTATCCGTCCGCACGGTGAAAAATAAATGAGGACGCATCTAAACACTCTACATTATCGGCAAACAATAACATGAACGCAGCCATAGAGGCAGCAATACCGTCAACTTTTACTGATATGTTTCCAGAATACTCTTGCATTTTTGCAATCATACCCCAACCAGAAAATACGTCACCGCCTTGGCAGTTAATACGACACGTAATATCTTCCCCATCAAACTCGTTTAATTTTTGAATAAACTCCTCTGCTGAAAATGAATTAATACCTCCGTATAATAGTATTTCTTGCATGTGGCAAAATTCACACGTATTTATTTAATGTTAAAATTAATTACATTTAAAATGGAATTTATTTTAAATTTGCCGTATGAGCGAGAATAAAAAAGTAATTGAAATTAGGATAACAGGAGTACCTAAAGACATAAAACAGAAACTTATTAATATACGCAAAAACATGGGCGTGTCGGAATCGGACATGTTAAAGCCAGTAATTGCGAAATGGATTTCTGAACAACCAGAAAATTTAAAAAGGGAGTATAAGGAGTAAGGAAATTAATCCTCCTCCTCCTCGTCCTCTTCTATTTCAGTTTTACCATTTTCTTTAACTGGCATTGAAACCATTGGAGGAACCTCAGTCACTAAACCAGACTCCTCGGCTTCGTGTAACTCATTTGCAAACTGTTTAACGTTAGAAACAGCGTCGCCGCTATTTAACGCCTCTGTAGCATCCTCAACAGTTGTTAGCGGTATGTTTTTACCACGCTCACCTAGTTTTAAACGCTCTGCTTGAACCTCCTTTACTGGGTCAATATGAGGCACATTATCTCCAATAAAACGCGATTGAGTGTAAGAGGTAACTATTAAATCGTTGTTATTTAAAATGGCCTCTGTAAATCCGTCTGCCTTAATTTTACCCTCAAACACATTTACCATTAACCAAAATTCGTAAATGGGTTTGTAAAACTGTTCTGCAAATCTATCGCGTTCAACTTTTAATGTGTGTTCCCAGTCTTTTAACGCCGCGCGTGAGGATGAGTAACTGTTTTCATATTTTTGAAACGCAACATCTGGAGGAATTCCGAGCGCCGCGCAAATAATATCTATATTTTTGTTATAAAATTCCGCAAAATGTAAATCTGATTTTGTATCAACCGCGTTTATTTTTGCGCCAATTGGCATGTTATAAACTTGCTTATTAGTCGATGCGTAAACCTTGTTAGCTAGTTCCTCACCTTGTACCGTTTGCGGCAATCTTCCGTCTGCATTTCCTCCAATTACTGTTCCGCCCCTAGTCGCCTCGGCTAAACCTTTTAACAACGGGTTTTCACCGTCAGAATGCACTCCATGTTCAATGAAATATGGTATTTTTGCCCGCTCTTCCGCACTACCTACTGTCGCCTCTTTGTAACGTTCTAGTTTTGCAAGTGTTTCAAGGACAACAGATATTAAAGGAATACCCCTACAGTCTTGAGGGCGGTACATTGACCCCTTAACTAGGAATGCAACTTGATGTCCAGTTTTTGAACGAGCCTCAATACGCTCATATTTTAAATCTCTATTTCTTATCCAATAGGCCACATCCTCGCCGTCTGGTGAAATTTCAACTCCATATCTTAACTCGTTGCCGTTTTCTAAAATATTAGGAAAATTCCCAGCCGATGTAATAACGGCACTAACAGAACCACCGTCTATCATTTGAACCCTAATGCCGCGTTTTTTATCGTAAAATAATCTAACCAACACATCTCCGCCAATTAATGAGGATTTTAAAACCTCAGCGGCCATTGTGTTAATTGTAATCATACGAGAAACACTAGAGTTTTTAGAATTTAAAAACAAACGAAAAAGAGGTTCAACTTTATTCGAAAAATCTTCCGTCTCGATATCTATTCCAAAATCGTTTAAAATTTTTTCCTCTGGCTTACTTTGTAACCTTAAACCAGAGCCAATAACCCAGCCAACAAAACGCCCTATTACCGTGCGAGTTATTTCAGACTCAGCGTAAGATTGCCAACTCCTCGCACGTAAACGAGGAAAATCCATCCAATATGTTTTTATTGGCCCTATTTCCCCGAGGTTTTTTTCGCCGTCGTATGGCAGCGAAAAAGTATCTCCGTAATTTATATAACTAGCGTTACGTTCGGCCTTAATATTTTTAATTTCTTGGTCGAACTTTTCTGGAGGAACACCGCCAAACAATTCAATTACACGACCGCGAAAAGATAATTTTGTTTTATTTTCCATTTTAATAATTGTTACCAGTGAAGTTTTTGCCGTCCACTAATCTAAATCTCCGTCCTGTTTGTTGGTTAACGTAATACATACGCATTTTATTAAGACTTACTATTGAGGCATTAATTCCCTCAACACCTCGATAAATGGCTCTAATTTTTGTTTGACCGTCGTCTAGAGAGTATTCAGAAATATATTGTTTTTCTATTACCTCTGGCTCTAGCATTAACAAAAATAGCGCCTCGATAACTTTATCGATTGCAATAATTTTATCAGCTATACTGTTGGCTGATAAAAGGTATTGTTTGGTCGAGTTAAAATATACTCCGTCTGTTGCGCTCATATTACAATAGAATTATATATTTGCAAAACTAATTAAAATTTTGTAAATCCGCCCCTATGGAAAACAAAGTATTTGGAATCGCGTTGGAACCTTCGCGCATTACTGAACAATCTAGAATTTTGGCAAAACAAGTTAGAATCGCAGTGCTGATTCCAGACCGAGGCGACCGTCCTAATTTTACAAACAATTGTCTAAAATTAATTAATGAACAAACTTTATACCCTGTTAAAGTTTTTCATGTAAATGAGCCTCCGCAATCACAGCGAGCGGATATTACATATCGTTATAGAATAGGTTATAATTTATTGTCAAACTTAGCCAATGTTGACCTAATTGCATTTATTGAGAATGACGATTATTACGCGCCAAACTATCTAGAAACCATGGCGGCTCATTGGATTGAGCAAGGTAGACCCGAGATGCTAGGCACTTGCTATTCTTGGTATTACCATATTGGTTTATTAAAATACACTAAACTAGAACACTATTCGCGCTCTGCTGCAATGAATACTTTTATCGTACCTAATTTAAAAATTA